TGTTTTGTTTTCTCTCTTGACTCTTTCCAATTAAAATCTCTAATTTTAATTTTGCACAAATCTGTTAATTTGTCTGAAGAATTAACAATATTTTCTTTTAATTTTCTATCAGAAGTGCCACCCAAAGTTCCATTATTTGCTACGCTAAATCGAGTTGTCCCAGCTGAATCAACACACTGAAACATTAAATTACTGTCGCCGGGGCTTAAAGCACTATAACGAACTTTTAAACCGTTTGTGGCAGTAGAGTTATCTGACTTTTGGTTTTCAACCGTTGCTGTAAAAATTCCTGCGCCTGTTGTTGATGGGCTACTTATCACCATAGCTTGCGAAACTAAACTTCCCCCTGTTCCATCTGCATCAGAAGCAAGTCTGACATCAAAATCATCACTGCTAGGCGTTTTTAAATCTATAAACGCTTGATTACTAGTAGCAGAGCCAACTTCTATAGAACCGATCCCGCCAGTTGATGTAACAGTAAGGGCAGTGTTGCTTGAACCAGAAACATCTACTCCAGTTGAGCTTGTAGCAAGTTTAGCTGTACCGTTGTGGTAAAGCGTAACTGCGCCATCATCAACAAAAGTAGCCATTGTCTCTCCTGACCCGTCAATATTCAACGTGCCAGCTACCGTAATGTGCGCGTCTGTGCCATCCCAATGAGCCGTTAAATCTGAACCGTCACCAAACATGGCTTTAGCATTATCTGGAAACAAAATATCGTCTGTTCCTGTTGGAATACTAAAAACAGTAGCATCAGCATCGTTTTTAAACGTGACATCTGAGGTACTGCCTTGACCTGTAAGTATTAACCCTTCTGCGGAAGTGTATCCTATAGCTGCGTTATCGCCCGAACTTGTATCGCCATCAGGCTCAAATGTAGTTGCTGTCGCTACACCAACAATGTCTACGTTAGTTGTGCCAGTGGGTATAACCAATACGTCAGCATCCGCGTCATTCTTGATGGTTACATCGTTCGTGCTACCCTGACCCGTAAGAATTAACCCTTCGGCACTGGTATAACCCATCGCTGCGTTATCACTTGCGCTTGTGTCTCCGTCTGCGTTAATAGTAGAAGCGGTAACATCACCAACAATATCTACGTTAGTCGTGCCAGTGGGTATAGTCAGTACCGACCCATCAGCATCATTTTTTAAAGTAACGTCGGAAGTTGAACCTTGACCCGTGACAATAATGCCATCGGCAGAAGCATAACCAACCGATGCGGTGTCTCCAGAAGCTGTGTCACCAGCAACATTTAATGTGTTTGCAACGAACAAATCTCCTGATACGCTTAAATCAGCTAACAGGTCATAAACAATACCTGCCGAAGCACCACCGCCATCAGTAGCAATCATCTTTACTTGACCTGCGGAAACTGCAACATTAGCCCCGCTTGATCCTTGAGAAAAAGTAAGTGTATAACTGGTTGCGTTTTCTATTATCCAAACTTTGGACAAGGTGTTTGGTGCAAGGGTTACTGTACAAGCTTGACCGCCACCAGTGCATTTTAAATAAAGCGAGCGAGCTTCGTCGGTTGACCCATCGGCAACAGTAATAGTGTGTGTTGAAGCGTCTGCAATCGCCTCTGAGCCATAGCTAAAAGCTTCTGCTATTAGTTCTAGGTTAGTGTTAGTAACAGTACCCCAAGAACCTGATTTCTCTCCCGTTCCAATCTCTTCCAATCGAAGATCGTTTACATAGGTACTTGCCATGACTAATCAATCCTTATAATTGCGCTAGTTCCTGCTGCTGGAAACTCAATCGTAAACGTACCGCCACTAACACTGTAATCAGCACCAAAAGCCAGAACAGCAATTGCTTTGTTTGAATTGCTTGAGTTATAAATTAAAGCTCCGTTTGCAGTGAAAGTAGCCGAAGTCCATTGAGGATTGTCAGAGTCAAAATAAGCTGTAGTACCAGAAGTTGCAACTGTAGTATTAGCAAGAGTCACCCCTCCTGTAGCATACCCGTTTCCGTTTGCCACTTCGTTACTAGTGCTATAAGCAGTAGTTCCTGCGCCCAAACTTGCCGAGCTTGTAAACAAGGCAATCTTTATTGTGTCTGTGTCAAGTTGATGACCTTCTTGTAAAATCTCGGCTTTAAAAGAAGTTGCCATTGCTTGTGAAATTGCCATCTAAATTCCTCCGTCGTATTCTGCTGCGTAATCTCTTGCCATTTCTTGTTGAAACAACTGAATCGCTTCGTCAAATTGAGCTTTATATAAGTTTACAGTCTCTGGTGCTTTTAAGAAAGCCGAAGCCTCCAACAAACAAGCACTTAACAATACGTTTTCTGCGTTATTCCCAATCCAACTTGTCGTGTTCGAAGACGAAAGACCTGTTTCTGGGGCAATATAATCTGCTTTATACGCTAAGGTTGCGCTTGGCGTTGGTGCTAACATCACCACTGTCCCAGAGGTTGAGCTTGAATTTGTCGAATACATCTCAGGCGTTCCAGTTGTAGAAGCATTTGGATGATAATCACGAACATAACTATCAATGCGATGGTTAAGATATACGACATTGCTACTAGAATCTGTAATAGATAGCTGTCGAATCATCCTTGCCGTTGGAATAGTGTATTCGCTAGTGCCTACTACCAAAGTTCCAGAAGCACTGCCTCTAAAACAAGGAAGAGAAGGCAACCTTTGAAAAATCATCTCCTCGGCTTGAGAGATAATCTGGTCAATAGAATTAGAAAGCTCAGTGGAATCGTCTTCTAAAAAATTCTGTATATTAGAAACCAAAGTAGAATAGTTCATTTATGTATCACCGTAAGAGCCACCACCGTAAGAATCTTGACTCCAACCTCCTAAGTTAATCGCTTCCGTACCTATTGCACCTGTACCTGCTACCCCAGTTTCAGTAAGCGACATTCCAATGCCAAATTCGCCTATAGAAGCAACTGCACCTGTACCTGCTACTCCAACCGTGTCAGTTTCGCTTGCAGACAATACAAACTTGCCAATCCCACCTATCCCAGAAATACCAACATTTGGTTTCTCGTAGGCTTTGGCATTCATTGTTGTGCCAGTTAAATTATTATTAAACCAATTAAACGCAAGGTCAATTCTAATATTTATCGGGTCATTGTCTGGTCTTGGTTTAAAAAGAGAAGTTGCGTCAACTACATTTTTAGGGGGATCAAGCTGTGGGTGTTTTGGTTCAAACTCTTGGGGTTCTACCCTTAATCCGTCCCAAGTTGTCTTTAGGTCTTTGTACGGGACTTTAAAGCCACTGCGATCTGATATTGCCTGTGCTTTTTTGCCTTTTGCGTATCTAGCCATTTAATTCAAATCCAAAGTCGTCGGTCGAACCCTCAATGAAACGCCATCATTATCCGCTGAATACGCAAGCTCAAAAGCTCTTTCGTACACTTGAGATAACACTGGGAAACGGTCTGGAGCATATTTAATAGCTAACTTGCTTGCCAATCCACTACAAATGCAATCATTCCAACGATAAGGAACGTCTGCGTCTTGATTTGCCAAGTTAATATCTTCTAGTTGATTAACAGCCCAATAAACAAGGCTATAGTTGCTAGAGTCTGGAACTTGCCAAACATTTATTGTCGGAATGTATTGCTTGTTAAGCATGTACTGAGTTGGTTTGCCTGAACTAGTTTTATTAGGAATTTGGTTGTAATCCGCAATGCTAATTCTTTCGACTGGTATATCTGTTTGTACGCTATCGCTAGAGTCACGGACTACGACATCAATCAAATCAACCGTTCCAGCAGGCAAAGCGTAAGCAAGCGTCCCAGAGGTTAAGGACAAAGTTGCATTGTTAACCGTCCAATAGTTAATCCCTCTGTTTGCCCACTCGGAAAATAGCAAATTAAGGCTTCTTCTTGCAGAAACTGCATGATGACCTGTTCTAGTCTGGGGATCTAAACCACAACGCTCAAAGGACTCTGCTACTATTTCTTCAACATTTGGTCTAAATGCGACTGTGCCTGAAGTTGCCATTAATACTCTTTAATGCCTCTAATCACAATTTGATACGCATCACCAGCTGCTCCTGCGCCAGTTGTCGTAAATTTAATGTCACCTGTTCCGCTTGCTCCATAAGATGAGCTTGTTGGCAATCCACCAAACCTAGAAAAATCTTGATATCCAGACTGACCTTCATCAAGGTGCAAAATTATTATGTCGGTATCGGCATCTGCTAAAACTTCTACCGTCATAGCTTTTATAACCCACCAACACTCTATTATTCTTATCCCTGTGCAAGAAGACCCGTTAGCATTTTTGCTTAACCCAGAAACATCTATTTTAAGAACTGCGCTTTCATCGCCAGCATCTACATATTGGTATTGGAAAGCATAAACAACTTCACGGGTGCTTTCTGAAATTTTTGTTGACGTTTTAAGGTCTGCCATTGTTCTCTCCTAAATAATAGGTGAGGTTTTACCCTCACCTAAATTAAACTACGCTACTTGAACGTATTCAATTATAAAAGTAAAAGAACCCGCAGTTGTAGCGTCTACCGTGTTAGTAATATTGCAATAGATTGTGCGTTCTGTTGCGGTGTACTGAACAGACGCAGGAGCAGTTGTCCCACTTTCTGTCTGTAAAACAAGACTAGGTAGCGTTACGTTGCCAAGAACAACTGTTGTACCGCCGTCTAATATTTGATCTGTAACAGCTGCAACAATTTGCGCTCCAGAAGAAGACGTACCAACTTCATAGCCAATGTCTCCTGTTCCTATTACGGGAGCAGTTACGCATAAAATCTTAATATTCGTAATAATAGTGTTTGCTGGTTGGGTAAATTCACCAATAGCGGGGCTATCGCCAGCGGTTGAGTTAACTGTTACGCCTGTGGCAAAGCCAACGTGTTTGACGTATTTGTTAGTTACAATACCTGTAGAAGCAATCGTTGCAACGTCGGTAAAAGCACCTGTAGTCGCATTCTTTGAAACAACTGCAAAACCGTTTTCTGAACGGACTTTTCCAGTAAAAGTTGTATTAGCCATTTTACATTTCTCCTGTCTTTGGCTTTAGTCAATCAC